CCACTGGTGGAGCTGCCATCGTCAATTCCACTCCCTATGGAGTTGGTAATTTCTATCACTCAACTTGGGTAGATGCCATTGCAGGAGGTAATCCTTTTAACCCAATTCGATTATACTGGCAAATGCACCCAGAACGAGATATCAATTGGTATAACCAAATGTCTTCTGCTTTGGGAGCAAAACGAACTGCACAAGAAATTGATGGTGACTTCTTATCATCTGGTAATACAGTCTTCGACTTAGCCGATATTAAAGCTATCGAAGACTGCCTTAGTGATTACCCAGTTATTAAGAAGAGATTTAATGGTCAATACCGACAATTCTGTGAACCCGAATCAGATAAAAAATATTTCATTGGTGCAGACGTTTCAACTGGTAGAGCTTCTGACTACTCTTCATTTACTTGTATGGATAAGCTAGGAGAAGAACAAGTAGTATATAAGGGAAGAATGGCAGTGGGAGCTTATGCTAAGTTACTTGGTGATACTGGGAAGTTGTTTAACTGGGCAATAATAGCTCCAGAATCCAATGACGTTGGTTTATCAGTAACTTCTAAGCTTCAAGATGAAGGCTACCCCAACCTTTACTACTACCAGAAGATGCTGAAGAAAAAAGGTAAAAGTAGACCTGAAATGGATAAATCCCCTGGGTGGTTAACCAACCAAAAGAATCGTTCAGTGATAATAGAAAACTTGGAAGAAGATATTCGATTAGATAACGTAATCATTAAGGACCCATTCTTTGTACAAGAAGCTTATACCTTCATTTATGATGGTTTAGGTAGACCTGTTGCAATGGGTAAACATAGGGCTAACAATTCAGCTGTAGATGTAGACCTTGAAGGAGATGTATATGCCGATGATGATATCTTTGGAAAAGCAATATGTAATCACATAAGGAAAGGAAAAACTAACGTAATCGTACAACCAAGATGAAAAAGTACTTCAATTTTAGTTGGGGTTGGGGACGTAAGAAGGACCCTCCCAAGAATGGTACATCCTCTAATAAAGAGGAGAAGCCTGCCACATCGATTTCGCCTGGTAGGGTTTCAGTTGACGATGATAGCGATAACTTAATTACATCATTACAAGGGTTGACTAAATTAGTTGAACCCTCTTTTCGTGTTGATGTGATACCTTTAATTCGGGATTTATATAAAGTAAATCCTGATATGGGCATCGCATTGCAAGATATGTTTAAGTTAGCTAACACCAGTCATACAGTAACTTTCCCTAATAATACCGATGAAGAGGCTTCAAAGATGAGAGAACATCTTAAGAAAGCCACCAAGGGATGGACCAGATATACTGCTGGTATAGATGGTTTAGTTAATAAAATGATTGTTCAACTTCTTGTAAGTGGGGCAATATCCGTAGAAGGAGTACCAAATGATAAGCTTGATGGTTTGGCTACTGTATTATTCCTTAAGCCAGAACACATCAAGTTTAAACGTGAATTAAATGGGGTGTATGCTCCTTACCAAAAGAATATAAATTTCTTTGTTAAGCAACAAGATTACATTAAGCTTAACCCAGAAACCTATTTCTATGTTGGTATGTTCAATGATACCGATGAACCTTATGGAGTTCCTCCATTTATGCCTGCATTGGATTCTCTCAAGGGTCAGAATGATATGAAGGTTAACTTCAAACATATCATGGAGATTTGTGGTATGGTTGGTTTCTTAGAAGCTAAGATGCAGAAATCTCCACAAAGACCAAATGAGAGTATAAAAGCTTATGAATCCCGATTATACCATGAACTTAATATCCTTAAACGTAATGTTAAAGAGGGTATGAAGGATGGAGTAGTTGCTGGTTACATAGATGACCATGAATTCAAACTAAATTCTACTACTAAGGAGCTCGGTAATATCGAGAAGCCTTGGAATATGAACCAACAATCTGTAGCAAATGGGTTGGGAGTTAATGGCTCTATCATTGGGGTATCATCTACTACTGGTGAAGGTGCAACTGGTATAATGCTGTCTAAGATGATTAGCCAGTTAAAAAATATCCAAATGCTTGTAGCTTATGTATTGGACCGACTTTATTCTCTAGAACTGCGTCTGGCAGGATTTAATAATAAGGGAATGAAGATTGATTGGGGAACTTCTACAGTTTCTGATGAAGTTAAAATCCAACAAGGTCTTCAGTATAAGATACAGAACCTTGACTTATTGTATAAGGCAGGTATCATTAGCCAAGAGCAATATGCTTGGGCAATGGGTTATGATTCACCAGATGAAAAGGAACCAAGAGTTTCACTTGAGGACCAATTTGCTAAGGGTGGTAATACAGACCCACAAGAGGGTACCAAGAAGAAACAAAGGCAGGATGATAAAAACCAATCTGCTCGTAGGTCAAGAGATAAGAATAACCCGGCTCCTTCTCGAGGAGACCAAAATACTAAAGCAAGATGAGTAAATTCACAAAGAAAAACAAAGAGCATCTTGATTCTATGGTGATAGGTCAAGGCCATACCATTATGGCTGGATATATCCCAGAAGCAGTGGGAGCCCAGACTTTCTCCGAGAATTATTACAAATGGAAGAATCCTACACCGGACACCATTGCTCAATTTGGATTTTGGGGAGGGGATATAGATTATAATACCTATTACCCTAACCTGGATAAATCGGAATTAACTCCAAAGGATGAAGAGTTTATCGAACCTATGTTCCGATTACTTTCGGAAACAATCGTATCGAAAAATTGGAATCCTACAGACTTCGGTCAAAATGGAGTACTAAAGGCTTCTATGAAGATGTTGCTTGGTCAAACAGTAAACTGTGACCATGAAACCAACATCGGTAATGCTATTGGTGCTGTATCACAAGTAATGTGGCAGGAATCCTATAAAGACGGTAGCTTTACTATACCCGCTGGTATCAACGGTATTCTGAAAATCGATGGTAAGGCAAACCCAAGAATTGCTAGAGGCATCCTTATGGAACCTCCTTCAATTCATAGTAATTCAGTTACTGTACAATTTAAGTGGGATAAATCCCATCCCCAAATGGAAGATAACGAATTTTATCAGAAACTGGGTACTTATGACTCTAAGGGAGTTATGGTACGTAGAATTGTTACTGAAATTGTTCGTTACCTTGAGACCTCACTAGTTTCACATGGGGCTGATTCATTTGCCCAGAAAATTGGTTCGGATGGTAAAATCATTAACCCAACTTTTGCCAAAAGAACTTGGGCATCCTATGAAGAATATAGGGATGATAAATCGAAGCAATACTTCTTTACTGATTACAAATCGGATTTAACATCATATCAAGAAAAGGACGATACTCAGGGTTCTTTTAATGATAATGATGCCAAGGATAATCATTCAAATAAAAATAACATGAACGAAGAATTACTAAAATTTCTTGAAAGCCTTTTTGGGGATAACATGCTTACCCTGGAAGAAGGTAAAGAGATGAATCAGGAAAATGTAATTGCCTGCATTCAGACTTTGGTATCATCCAGAAACGAATTGCAAACTTCGGTAGATAATCTTACTACAGAGAAAACTTCTCTTACGGAACAGATTACCAACTTGAATGCCGAAGTAGCTAACTTGAAGGAAATGGCAACCGTAGGAAAGAATCACATTGCTTCTCTACGTGAAAATGCCGTAGAAACCTACAAGAAGTTGATGGGTGATAAGGTAGATGAGACAATCGTTACGATGCTCAATGCCGAGACTACTGGTATTACTACTCTTATTTCCTTGACCAAGGATTACCAAGCTCGCTTGGAAGAGAAGTTCCCTCTCACTTGCTCAAAATGTGGTTCTAAGGAC